AGAAAACTGACATTGGAATATTAGAAACTGAGTGATGTCATCCTTCTGCTCCTTCATTGCCTCTGCCATCATCAGCCACTTGGCCATCTGATCTGGAGTGCATTGACTTATTGATGTCGGTAGTTTTATCTCAAGTTCTTTCATACTCTTAAAGCCATATACCTTCCTCTGTTGCTGTATTCCTTTCTGCAGTTCCAAGCCAATGCTGTTGAGATGACACCATCATCATGCAAGCCAGCTGGTGCAGAATAAGTAACGTTCCTGGTATTTGGATTGTAAATATAAGAAAAATTCTCAAGCTCATCTATCAACCATTGTTCATTCACAATTGATATTGCTGATTGCTCAAATGCCACAGCCAGATCCTCAATGATGATTGGCTTTGTTTTGGAGGTAGTGACAAATGGATGAATCATATTCTTGCACCTGGTTGCCAACATCTCAAAGAATACATCACCTTGATTGTTAACCTCAACCAATGTTGTTGCATTGTATTGCTTGATCAGTGTTGCCACCTTCTCAATGATCTTGCTCCACTCATCATGACGCCATCTGTGAGCAGCAACCATCTTTCCATCCTGGTTGATGATTGTGAGCACAGTGTAGTCATCAGCTCGACCAATATCCAGACCAGCATACATCTTTGATGTCTTGGCTCCAGTGCCAATGCAATCAGATACGTTTCTGAATATACCACTGGCATTATCAATGAACTCAGCCAAGTACTCTTGCCGGAACACATAATCTGGTAGGGACCGCTTTCTCTCATCCAACTCTCTTGGATCAATCATGGGATTGTCATAGGATGTGAAATGAAAGTATGCATAGCGATCATCATAATTAGGTTGCATGCATAGCTTATGAAAGTGATTCCTTCCTTTCGGCGTTGAGATGAATATAACCTTCTTTCCTTTTACCAGGACTGTTGCACTCAAGACCTCATCCCAAAGCTCTGGTCTGGTGAATGCCATCTCATCAACAACCATGTAATCGAATGTATTACCTCGGATATTGTCTGGTCTCTCTCCAGAGAAAAATTCAATTGTTGAGCCAAAGCCTGAGATCATCAAGTCTGATCTATTGAAAGTAAACAATCCACTGGCTGTGGTTGCCCTCTCCATTTCAGAGAATACTTTCTTGCCTTGCTTATAAACTGGAGTAACCCAAGCGATCTTGCAACCTTTGTCATTGATTGCCCACCAAAGTAATTGGTTGATGCCGAGCATTGTCTTGCCAAACTGCCTACCAATGTTGAGAGCATAATATTTTTCGTGACCATGGTTGATGGCATCATGAATGCTTCTTTGATTATCATGTGGCTTATAGCCTTTGATCACACTCATTCAAAATCAAACTTCTCTACATTCCTGGTCTCAACTTGTTGACGATCATGCATGCCGAGTCTGTTCTTAGCATAGAATATTCCTTTGCCTTCATTGCCAACAATGTCAATGGCTAAGCCTTTGAATAGGTTGTCTATTTTTTTGATAGTGTCCGATTTGAGTTGATCATCAGAGTCCAACCATCTATAGTAAGTATCTCTAACAATACTCTTTTCCTTTCTCACAATAGGAATCCAGATTCTAAGGAAATAGTCTATTGTTGGAATATGTCTATCTAATACCATAACAATATCTCCTTTATTAGATATCATTTCTTTCTTATGGTTAAGACACTCCTCAATATAGATATGAGCAAGTTCCTCCAGATGTATTATAAACTCATCGGAATATGCCATTGTTTTTAATATATATTATTGTTCGGTTATTTACAATATTTAACATAGAAAGTATATGGTACAACTTTAAGCTTTGCAAGTATCCAGATTAGATGCTTGTATTTTTTAAAGTCATATCTATCAAAGAATCCTCGATCTCTTTTGTGTAGATTAACCAGCCTCATCATTCTCTCAGCTGATGCTCCGAGCTTTGTGAAATCAAAATCTGACTTTTGTTTGAATTGTTCCTTTGCCTCTTCTTTACTAAGCTTGCCAGATCTGACTTGAGCAGCGAGATAAACAATGCGTTTATCAATACCGAACTTCTCTGGCAGAAGGAATGAGCCAACGAACTCAGTGTAAACATTCTCACAATGCTTGCCACCATAATCTTGCCAATTGATCAGCCGTTTCATTTCAGCCTCCATTGATTCTCTATCAAATCCATAATGAAATGGTCTCACATTCTTGATACCTATCAAGGCATAGAATAATTGGTCCTTGAAAGTAAAAAGAGGATAGTTGTGGAGCTTGAGTCCAGTATACTTGTTATAAACAGATTCAATGTATTTGGCATCCATATAAGTCCAACCTTTTGGAGTTGATCCTTCTGTTCTAAAATCGTGACCATTAAGAATGTACTTGATATTGTACTTGAATGCAGTATCATACATCAGCTTTGTCATTGCAATATCATTTGGAATATCAGCATCTGGAATACCAGCCCAAAGGAAAGCATCATTGAGTCTATCGTATTCAGCTTTGTTGACATTGTATGTGATACAATCAACTCCGAGCTTTTCAACCAGAGCTCTCATATTGTGCATTGCTTCTGGAGCATTCCAATTGTTGTCAAAGTGAATCACCAATGGTTTGAGATCCCAGTATCTCACTGCAGTGAATAATAGTGTTGAGGAGTCAATCCCTCCAGATATTCCCATGATACAATCATATCTTTTATCTTTACCTTTGGATCTAATCTCTCTAATCAGATGCTTGAGTTCATGAGGATTGGCTTGCAGCTCCAATTCATCATGCAGATCACAATACTCACATTGCTCTTCACCGATTGAGGCAATGGATTCATCAAATAAACAGCGTGGACATTCTTTCATAATTAACAAATGTATGATAAATTTTTGATATATGACTATTATCTAAGTGACGGCATTGATATTCTTTCATAATGTTTTGACAGATATCACTGACTGATTGCCAAGGAATTGATGCTGGCAAATCACCGTTGTAAATGGACCGCCTTCCCATCAGTCCCATCTCAATGTTTGTGTTGGGGCATCCATCATGAGGAGTCAGTCTGAGATTGATGAAACATTGAGAGTAAACATCAACCAGCTGATCTCTTGAGAATGTATCATGACCAGCTCTGATGATTGGAATGTCAATACGTTCTTTAATCTCGTTGATTAGTGACTCACCATAATACTCTGGAGAGTTGCCTGAATACCAGAATATTTTGTTTCCATTTGGCACTTGTTGCCATCTATCTGGAATAACAGCATTGAATGGATAGTATATTGCCTCCACTCCTTTTGACTCTAATGTGTCAAGCACTTGATGACTCACTGCTATATTTACGAATTTATTGACAGTCTCAATCCAATCATCTGCAAGATCTTTGGCATCTGATCCAAACCATACAATTGTGCCATCTCCAATGTGACCAGATAGAAGAGCAAAATCTTCCTCTCTGTACATACCCATGAATATTGTTGGTAATATTGGAGAGATATATTCTGTGAGTTGATATTTTTCAATGAGACCTTGATCGAGACCAGCAAGAGATTCAGATATGTGGGATTGATTCATAGTTTCTCTATCTCTTGTCTGACATCCAATAGCCATTGATGTGCTAAGCTACCTTCATTGATATATAAACCATTTCTAATATCAATCATCTCATCAACACATATCAATGCACATTGCTTGGCTTTATGATGTTTAAATGAAACAGATATATCACCAATTATAATTCTATTTAAAACTTCACTTTCTGTTGTTTCAAACTTAAATTTTTCAACCAATTCAATTGCTTTCTCTTTTGGTGTCATAATAAAGTCTTTAATTCACTGAATCCATTATCAAGCAATCTCACATCACATCTCTCTGACTTGAGAGCTCCAGTCCAATGATCTGTGAATTTGTGCTTGTTAATCCATTTGTTTGTTGAGATTGACAATAGCTTGATCTGTCCATCATCTGGCAGTATTCCAATCTCTTGCTTTGCTCTGATTGTTTTGAGCCACATGGACCAGTCCAAACCAGCATTGAGTCTTGGATCAAATGGTCTCCATGCTATGCTATCAAGAAAATCAGCTCTGAGCACTCTACCAATTCCAATTGGCTCATGATGTCTCTGTCCTGGACCATATCCTTTCCAATGGACCAGTCTTATCGTATTGGTGACATCAGCGAAATGACAGCCTAACATTCCAAGCATTCCAAAGTCTTGAATATGCAACTTGATTGAGTCAATGTAATCATCACTGCACCAGTCAGATGATCCCATGAACATGACAGCATCAGCTTTGTAATTCTTTGATGCAGCGAAGCCAGCATTCCATTTGTTTCCAAGAGGATCATTGTCAATGTGAATGAATTCAACATTCAATTGTTTTGCAATATCCTCTGCCTCTTTCTCATGGCCCATCATAATTGGAGTGACTCCTTGAGACTTAAGCCTTGAGACTGTTAATCTCACAAGAGGAAATCTGCCCATGACTGGTATTGGTGCTGTGATTATCATTGCTTTGTTCCTATAAAATGAATGCGAGGCATGATATGCTCTCCTTGACTAATTGATTGAACCAGTTTACCCATTGCATTGCGAACACATGTTGAGCAACCGATGTTTAGCTTGCCATATCCAGATTCTTTGTACCATGCTCCAAGCTCTTTCTTTGTTTCTGATGTCAGAGCAAAGGATCTTGTCTTTGAGAATCTCTCAGCTTGTTGCTGCAGCTCTTCACTTACTTTCATAAATCAAAATTAAATCGGATAGTAAATAAGTTATGAATGCCATTCCAATGAGATTGTAATCAACAGCACAGCAACCAGCAACAGCTATCCAAAAAGATAGACAGCTCTGGCAATTAAATGGTTTGTAATCCGGGAGATTGAAACTCATAAGAGCTCTCGCAATCCCTATTGGAATTGTGATAAGTAATATGTAAATCATTTTTAAATTGTTTAATTGCTAAGTGAATAGTGTCCAGGGATATTCCAGTCTCATTTCTGATCTCTCTATATGTCATTCCCATCAAATGCATCCTGGTGATTTCTTTGGTGAAAAGCTCTTGATCATCTGTTGGACTTTGGTCCATATACGAATCAAGTAATTTCTGCATCTCTGTCTCATGGTATTCTTGATCTGTCTCTTTATCGTAGAGTTCTGGTAATGGATCATTGAGTCGATATTGCTTGTTGAATGTTGAGTCTCTCCAGTTATATTGATTGTATGAATACCTGGCGAATACTCTTGGCATGTCATTGGCTGTGATGTCGAGTTCATACACCAACAGATAGACATGACTGACCAGGTCTCTGTATATTGGATTGCCTCCAGTGACTTTCTCTGCAATGATATATGCCTCATGTTTCCAAAATTCCACATGCTAAGTTATTGATTTTTACAATACCACTTAAACCATTTGATGTAAAAATCCTCTGAGACCTTCTTATCATTCATGAATCTCCACAGCTGAGTTGTGTTGACTCCGATATCCTCTGCAATGTGAATCTGTTTGTATCTGTTGGATATCCTGGATGTTGTTTCATTAATCATCCATTGCTTGATGTTGATATCAGTATCTTTGAAATATATGTTAATACTTATCATTCCTTGCTCTTATTACAACCAGCCATAAGACTGATAAAACTATGAATATAAACAAGCCGATTGTATCAAAGAAATAATAAACGGCATAGTAAAATAAACCTATCCCTCCAAACAAGAGGGACAGAGTAAACAACCAAACTAATATTCTAATCATGATTAAAAGATTGTTGATTCAACTTTGAAAGCATTCAGTTTGTTGTAATACTTTCCATTGTATTCATTACCTCTAATATCAAATGATACCTCAACCTCTTCACCAATGTTGATGCTATTGAGCTGATCCATGTTTTTATTTGAGATTTGAAAGTTGATTGACTGAGGATATTTCTCATCTTGAGTCTGAATGACAAACTCTTTTAATGTGAACTTCTCTGACTTCACTTGCTCTGGTCCTATAAGGATGACCTTTCCTTTTGCTTTGTATTCCATTGTTTATTATTTAAGGGTTTTAATTAATTTATGTAATGGTTGTGCTATTTTAAGATATCCATTTTTTGAAATTTCATTATCTGGCATCTGTTGAATTGAATTTAATATTTTACTCAAATCATTTACAATATTATTTATTGAATAATCTTCTTTAAATTCAATTTTTTGTTGAATCATATCATGATTTTTTTTTGTGATTTCATCACATAGTTTATCAACAAATTTTTTCTTTGGTTTTTTATCTGAATAATTAAAAGATATATATTTATTATAAGCAATTTCTTGATATTTTAATTGTGTTGGTCTGCTTGATTTATGTGGGCAATAAATCATATCCCCTTGTTTAAAAACATCTGCTAAATCTTGATATCTCCAAAGATTATATTTTCTTCCTATTTTTTGAATATTATTACGAGGTCTAATCCCAGTCAATGGATTTGTAACTTCTAACAACCAAGATTCAAAATCTTTTTTTCTTTCATAATTAAGTTCACACCATTGAGGATGTTTTGTTTTATTGCTCATATCTATTTATTATTTAACTGATTAATATACTGACTATAATATTCATTGCATGCTGTGAGCTTCTCTCTCATCTGATCGATGTACTCATCAAGCATTGCATATTTTAATACTGTGATTCTCTTTGATGGATCTATGTGAGATACTTTGTGAATGGATCTATTTTCCCAGTCTCCAAGCAACACATCATCTGTGTCAATCATGCAATAGATTAACTCCGCTTGCCACTTTCCAAGGAGCCAGCAATATGCAAATAGTTGCCACATGTAATCCTTA